AAGATAAAAAAGATAGAGAATACGGAAATTCTGATTTAACATTTAAAACATTTAATGCTTCTTCTGGGTTAACTGAAAAAGTTCGAATCACTAATGATGGTAATGTAGGTATTAGTACTACTAACCCAGGCTACAAACTCGACGTATCTGGAAGCGGTCGCTTTACAGGCGGATTAAGTTTAACCTCAGAAAACCCACAACTTACATTCACAGACACAACAGCAGGTGAAGATGATATGGTTTTAAGTATGAATGGTGATTACTTAGAGTTCTTATCAAATGCACTTAGAAACATAATCACTGTACAAGGTGAAACATCAGCTTATGCTGGTAATGTTGGTATTGGTACTACTAGTCCATCTCAAAGACTATCCGTCTACGGTGATATAGCAATAGCAAACAGTGCAAGTATACAGGAAACTAGAATTGGTAAATACCAAAGCGGGTCTTTAGGATCAGGAACCCACACCATTGCAAGCATATCGGTAACCAATGTAGATGCGGTATTCTTTGACTACGTAATTAAAAATAGTACTACCGATTTAAGAGCAGGAACCGTTATGGCAGTAACCAACGGATCAACAGTTGAATATACCGACATCAGTACAGCCGATATAGGCGATACCTCTAAAATTACTATGATCTCGGATGTATCCGGGGGAAATATAAGACTAAGAGCAAGTATTGATACCGGTGCAGGATCATGGACAGTAAGAACATTATTAAGGACAATATAATATGGCAAAAGATTTCATCATAAGAAGCGGGGGATTAGGAGTGAGTCAAACTCCGGTCCGTGCAACGCTTCACGTTTCAGGTACCATTTCCGGTTCCTTAATAAGATCATCGGGAGATGTAGTTGCATTTCACTCCTCCGATGAAAGGCTTAAGGATAACCTAAAACCCATCGAAGGAGCTACCTATAAACTACACCAGGTAGGAGGCTATGAATTTGATTGGAACGATAACCAATCGGTTTATAAGGGTCATGATGTTGGGGTAATAGCTCAGGAAATAGAAAAAATTTTACCCGAAGTTGTTACCAAAAGAGAGGACGGGTATCTTGCTGTTAAATACGAAAAAATTATACCCCTACTAATTCAAGGATTTAAAGAACAGCAAAAAGAAATAGAAATCCTAAAAGAGCAAATCAAAGAACTAAAAGATGTCTAGATTACCCATTACGGGATCTATATCAGGCTCCCAGATAGGAGTCTATGCTTTTAGCAGATCCCCTACTGCTGAATTTTCTTTAAGCTCTTCCCTACAGCAGGGATTATACGGTACTATATTTGTAAATAATTCAGGCTTACAATGGCCCGGTTATAACAAAGTTACTACAGCAACCAATATAAGCATGAGTGCTTGGAATGGTTATGCAGTAAGCAAGACCGTTAGTCTAGGTAAAGAACAGGTCGATGCTTCTGCAGCGTGTAATGATGTGGGAGGATTCTATACAGTCTACGTTGATAATAACGCCGATCTTTCTGAAAGCTCATGGGCGATAGGGGATGTAGTGGGAGCAGGTACCTATGCATATTCAAACACTCAAGGTACTACGGGATTTGTAGGAGGTAACTCTTTTTACGGATATGCTATAATAGGAGGCAATTATTCGGTAAGATTAGATGACGATGGATTAGCATCAGAGTGTACCGAGTGTCCTTGATATTTATAACTAAAAATGTCTTACATCTATAAGATCTTAAAACAATTCTTACCAGCCCAATACGATGCTTCGGATCCTCTTTGGGCTAAAAGGCAAATTTGGGTTGCTAAACTAAACCAAGAGGATACTATTGATGAGTTTGAAACCCTAGAGCAAGCAAGAGTAAAGAGGAATGAACTCGATCAAGCAGACCCGACAAATAGAGTCTATAAGATAATTCAGATTGACCTAAAAGGTAATGAACCTAATACCGATATAGAGTAATGGCAAATATCCCTATCTGGCCCGGATCATCATCCTTCTTTCCCGGACAAACACCGTTTGGGTTCTATGATTATGATTATGACTTCCAGACTGATGCCGATAAGGTAGCGTTATTCTGCACCCGAACCCTTGGCTACCCCATACAGGAGGTAGAACTTCAGGATATAAATTTTTATACATCTTTTGAAGAAGCAGTAACAACTTACGGCAATGAGGTCTTTAGGTGGAAGATAAGGGAGAACTACTTATCTCTTGAAGGATCAACCACCGGTAGCAATTTTAATAATCAATTGATCTCTCCTACTCTAAACACTATGATCCGCATAGCTGACGAGTATGGTCTAGAAGCCGAAGTAGGAGGTAAGCTAACTCTCCACTCAGGATCGGTTACCCTTATACCCGGGGTACAGGTTTATGACCTAAATGCTTTTGCAATAAGCCAGAGTATAAGCGGGGGTATTGAAGTGAGAAGAGTTTTCTACCAAGAGCCTCCTGCCATCTTAAGGTACTTTGACCCATACGCAGGAACAGGAACAGGGGTACAGTCCCTTCTCGATGCCTTTGACTTTGGAAGCTACTCACCCGGTATCAATTTTCTATTAATGCCCATCTACTACGATGTCCTAAAGCTGCAAGCTATTGAGTTTAACGATCAGGTTAGAAAGTCAGCATATTCTTTTGAACTGCAGAACAACCAACTTAGAATCTTCCCCACTCCAACTCAATCGCATAAGCTATACTTTCAGTACTATAAGACTGCTGATAAAATAAATCCCGTAAGAGATTCAGCCACAAACCTTATTACCAACGTAGGGGAGGTTCCTTATCAGAACCCGGTTTATAATCACATAAATTCTGTCGGTAGGCAGTGGATCTTCCAATATACCTTAGCTTTAGTTAAGATGAATCTAGCCTATGTAAGAGGAAAGTACGGCACAGTACCTATACCCGGGTCTGAAGTCACCCTAAACCAGAGTGACCTTCTAACCGACGGAAGGCAGGAAAGAGAATATCTACTAACCCAGCTTAGAGAAATGCTCGATCAAACCTCAAGACAAGCTCAATTGGATAGAAGAAGGCAAGAGACCGAAAATCTAAACACTACCCTTAACTCAGTACCACTATTAATCTACATAGGATGAAGCTGAAGCAAATAATTTCAGAAATACAATTTACTATGTACCAAACCATGGTATACGTAGAATTTGTGGAAACGACTGATATTACTACTATCTCAAACCTCATAAGGAGTTTGGATATGGTAACGGTAGTAAATAATCGCTCGGACAAGGAGGATCTACAGCCTAGAGGATATTTGCTTGTAAAGATTATTACAACAAAACCCGGCAGAGAATCCTTTAACTATCTTTCAAATATAGCTCTTAAAAAGATACCTGAACTTAAAAAATTCAACTACTCCCCCGAGCACATAGAAAAACTAAAAGCAATATAATGGCACTCTTTGGAAGCTCTAGGGACATAAGTATGTTCAGGAACGTAAATAGAGAATTGCTGCATGATGTCATCCAGCAAGAAATTGCTTATTATAAAATATCTTTAGAAACTACAAGATCAAATATCTATGGTGAAAGCAGTCAAAAAATCTACCAAGACCCAGTCCTCCTTAAAACTCTGGTTACTAGAGCTGATCTACAAACCACAGACTCAGACTTTGGTCCGGACATTAACAGATCCCTTAGCTTTGCTTTCCTCCGTGATGACCTTAAAGATATTGAATTAGTACCCCTCTCTGGTGATATAATCCTTTGGAACGAGGGGTATTACGAGATACACGCAGTAAACGAAAACCAACTGGTTGTAGGGAAGTCTAATGAGTACTTCTTTACCGAGTATTCGTCAGAGACTATAATCAATGTCAATGAAAAGAGCTCCACTACCCAAATCTCAAGCAGAGATATCGGCCGGTTTAAGAGACCAGGTTGCTGCTCCTGCTTTAAATAGAGGAACTAAAACAGCAGCTACTACCTCGACCCCTAAACCCTTTACCGTTGGGTTAGAGGATATCGATACTGCAATGATGTATTACTTTGAAAATGTAATCCGTCCTTCAGTATTCCAAAATAGCGTTGAGATAAAGGTACCGGTACTTTATGGTAGTCCCGAAAGATGGTCCTCCATGCAAAAGCAAGGGCATCTTAGAGATCATAACGATAAGCTTATGACTCCCCTCATTATGTTCAAAAGAACTAATATGGAGAAGCTAAGGAATATTACCAATAAGCTTGATGCTAATGCAGTAAATAATTTTGTAGTAGCTAAGTCTAGGTATAATATAAAGAACGCTTACTCGAACTTTTCTGCTCTAAACGGAATAACTAATAGAAGTGAATCTCAAAAAATTATTTTATCGGTAGTACCTGATTATGTACGGTTAACCTACTCATGCATTATCTTCACCGACTACATAGAACAGCTGAACAAGCTTCAGGAAAGCATTAACTACGCCTCCGATAGCTATTGGGGAGATCCTAATCGCTTTAAATTTAACGCTAGGATAGATAGCTTTCCAAACTCCACTAGCCTGGAGACTGGAGTAGATAGAGTAATAAGAAGCGAGTTTACTATAAGCATGTTTGGGTATATCATACCCGATGCTATTATAAAGGACCTATCATACGATAGAATAATCTACAGTCCAGCACGAGTGAATTTTACTTACGAAACTACAGGGTCGTTATAACCTATTTATTAGTATGGCAGTTTATAAGATCTTTGCTGAAAAAGACGCTACTTTATACAGTAACTACCCTAATGAAAATACAGGGTTGGATGAAATCCTTGAGATTGGCAATACTCTAGGTAGCGATACCGGGGATGCTTTCCAGGTCATGAGACCGGTAATCAAGTTCTCAACCTCCGATATTAACGATACTCTGGAAAATAAAGTAAACGGGGTACCATTTACAGCATCTCTTAAGCTTTTCCTAGCACAGGCCGATAGCATTCCTATAGACTTTACCATTAACTGCTACCGCATCTCAGGTTCTTGGAATATGGGAACTGGTAAGTTCCAGGATAGCCCAGAAAACCAAACCGGTGTTTCTTGGCAATGGAAATCCTCAGCTACGGTAAACCCTTGGATACCCGTTGCATATTCTTCTTCAGTAACAGCGTCCTATAATAATGCCTATCCAGGAGGAGGTACCTATATTTACACAAATGAAGCGACTCAATCGTTTAGCTATAACGATACTCTGGATATTGCTGTTAATGTTACTAGTCAAGTACACAGCATCTACAGCTCATCACTTAATGATGGATTCTTACTTAAACTTAATGACTCATTAGAGTTTCAGACAGGGTCATTTTTTACCCTAAAGTATTTCTCGGTGGATACCCACACCATCTACCCTCCTGTACTGGAGATTGGATGGGATGATTCTACATTTGCTACCGGAAGTGAGAGCGTAATCACCGACCCTAACTTTGTGGTTAGCTTTAAGAATAACCAATATACCTACCAAAGAGAATCCGTTCAAAGGTTTAGATTAGAGGTTAGACCACAATATCCTGTAAGGACCTTTACTACGTCTTCTGTCTACCTAACTTCTTATTACCTACCGCAAAATAGTTACTATCAGATAGTAGATATGGATACCGAGGAGATAGTTATAGCTTTTAATAACAGTACTACAAAAATATCTGCCGATAGCATTTCAAGCTATCTTGACATTTATATGAACGGTCTTCAACCCGAGAGGTATTATAAGATATTTATTAAGACGACATTAGATGGCAGCACTATTATTAGAGATAGTGAATTAACGTTTAAGGTAGTACAATAAGTTTCGTAAAAGCTAAGAAAAAAACTTAGTCGTTTTTGATTCAGCGTTTGATATTTATTAGAAACTACAATATCTTAAAAGATGGCAGAAACTTTAATTTCACCAGGGGTACTAGCTCGGGAGAATGATTTCTCTCAAGTAACTCAACAGCCTGTTACCGTTGGTGCTGCGATTGTCGGACCAACCGTTAAGGGACCGGTAAACATCCCAACTATTGTAACTTCTTACTCCGATTTTGTAAGCAAGTTTGGATCAAGCTTTGTATCAGGAGGAGACACTTACACATACCTAACCTCAATAACAGCATATAACTACTTCCTAGCCGGAGGTGAAACTATGCTTGTATCTAGAGTTACTAACGGAACCTACACCTCAGCAACTGGATCTATAAATTCACTAGGTGCAAACTTTACGGGATCTAATCCTATCGCTCCTTCGTTCGTACTAGAGACCCTTAGTAAGGGAACTATTATGAATAGCTTCTCTCCTGAAGTTAGCGGCACCCTTACATCAGGATCAACTGATAATATTAGGTGGGAGATTGCAAGTTCAAACACCGGGTCAGGTACCTTCTCACTTCTTATTAGAAGAGGAGATGATAATCCTAACAGCAAGGTAATTCTGGAGACCTACAACAACCTTTCTCTTGACCCTAAGCAAACCAATTATGTTGCTAGAGTGATTGGAGATCAAGTTGCTAATTACAATGGAACAACCAATCAAGTAGAAATAAGCGGTTCATTCCCCAACGCTTCTAGATACGTAAGAGTTAAGTCAGTAAATCTACCGACTCCTGATTATTTTGACAATACGGGTACTGCTAAGACAGAATTTAAACCCTCCATGCCTACTATATCTTCAGGATCAGTAGGAGGAGCTTCAGGATCTATTCCACCAGGAGCTAGATACTACGACACAATTAGCAGCGTTAACACTCAAGGACTTGTAGCTGGCGATTATACAGCCATGATGAATCTCCTTGCTAACAAGGATGACTATCAGTACAACGTTTTAGTAACTCCGGGTCTATACAGAGCTGATTATTCAGGAGTAATATCTCAAGGGATTTCAAATACTCTTGAAAGAGGAGATGCAATTTACATAGCTGATATGGTTGCTTTCGGAGCCACTACTACAGCAATAGCAACTCAAGCAGGAGGTATTGATAACTCATACGCAGCAACATACTGGCCATGGGTTCAGATTTCTGATCCAGATCTCGGTAAGCTAGTATGGGTACCTGCTTCAACAGTAATACCAGCAGTCTTTGCATACAACGATAGAGTTGGAGCCGAATGGTTTGCTCCTGCCGGTATCAATAGAGGAGGGTTAGGAACGGTAGTAAGAGCTGAAAGAAAGCTTGCTTCAACCGATAGAGACTTCCTCTATACAAACAACATTAACCCCATCGCTACTTTCCCAAACACGGGAGTAGTAGTATATGGTCAAAAGACTCTTCAGAAAAAAGCTTCTGCTACTGATAGAGTAAACGTTAGGAGATTGCTAATAAATCTTAAGAGAAGAATCTCTCAGATTTCTAACACGCTAGTATTCGAACAGAATACCACAGCTACTAGAAATAATTTCCTAGCTCAAGTCAATCCATACTTACAAAGCGTACAACAAAGACAAGGTTTGTACTCTTTCACAGTAAAGATGGACGATACCAACAATACTGCTGACGTCATTGATAGAAACCAGCTGGTAGGCTTAATACAAATTCAACCAACTAAGACTGCAGAGTTTATAGTTCTTGACTTTAACATCCTACCAACCGGAGCAACATTCCCAGCATAATTTATTTGAACGCTATTTATTAAAAAAGAGATAGAAAGATGCCTCTAATTGATCCAAACGAACTTTTCTTTACAGCTTTTGAACCTAAGCTGAAGAATAGATTCATCATGTATGTTGATGGAATACCTTCTTACTTTATTAAGGCTGTATCCGGAGTGAACTTCCAACAGGATGAAGTCGTGTTAAACCACATTAACGTTTACCGTAAGATAAAGGGTAAGCTAAGATGGCAGGACCTAACACTGACCTTATTTGATCCTATTGTTCCTTCAGGAGCACAAGCAGTAATGGAGTGGACTCGTCTTCACCATGAATCAGTAACAGGTAGGGATGGGTATTCTGACTTTTACAAAAAAGATATTACCCTCAACGCTTTAGGACCTGTAGGGGATATCGTAAGCGAATGGATTGTCAAAGGAGCATTCATTAAGAATGCTAACTTTGGTGACTTTAACTGGGATACCGATAACACAGCCCAGAGCATTGAACTTGTCTTAGGAATGGATTACCTTGTATTAAATTACTAAACACAGTCCTAAACTACTAACTTCCCCTAATCCCTCTATATTTATTATAGGGGGATTTTTTATGAAAGAGTATTTTGATCTAATAAGAAGAGCGTTATCTGAGAACAGGGAAAAAGGGAGTACGTATTTTGAAGCTCATCATATAGTTCCTAAAAGCTTTGGGAAAAAAAGTAACACAGTCTTACTGCTTCCTGAAGAGCATTATAGATGTCATAAATTACTTGCTGAGTATTTTAAGAATCATAGTTTATACGGTAAGAAAATGTTATGGGCTTTTCATAGACTATCCTATGATAAAGTAAGAAAGTTAACTGAACTGGAATATGCTGAAAGTAGGAGAATCTTAATGCATCTATGGAAAGCTAAAAAAACTGAAAAACACAGGAAAAATATGTCTACCGTCAGAAAAGGAACTAAAACCATAGTACATCCTGAAACAGGAAAAGTTAAGTATATTCCTATTTCTGAATTAGAAGGTTATTTAGAGCAAGGATGGATTAATACAAACAGAGGAAAAGGAACCAAAAGAGATCTATCTAAAAAAACTAAAGAGGATTTAAAAAGAAGAGCAGTAGAAAGGCAAACCGGGAAAAAAGGATTAGAAGCGAGAGCAGCTAAAGGACCTTACACGGTCCTATATGAAAATGGAAATAAAATTACTGCAGGAAGCTATCCGGAATTAGCTTCTGCAACAGGAGTAAGTTACAGCACACTACAGTATAGGGTTCAACATTCATCAGGAGTAATGTATAAAGGTTTTGCAGTCTATAAAGGAACTTGATCTAAAGTCCGGGTTTTTTATTTGCATATATTTATATAAAAAAAAGAGTCTATGTCACAAGAGTTTTCAATGCCTACCGAAACGGTAGAGCTACCATCCAAAGGAATCCTATACCCTGAAGGTCATCCGCTTTCTTCCGGTAAGGTAGAAATGAAGTATATGACCGCCAAAGAGGAGGATATACTTACAAACCCCAACTACCTAAAGCAAGGTAACGTAATTGATAAATTACTTCAATCCATGCTTGTAACTAAATTTAATTACGACGATCTTCTTATAGGGGATAAAAACGCAATTATGGTCGCTGCAAGGATCCTTTCATACGGAAAGAATTACGACATAGTAGTAAAGGGAAAAGAGCATACCGTTGATCTCTCACTACTCAACAACAAGGAGATCCAAGAAGAGGAGCTTAAGAAAGGCAATTCATTCGAGTTTGAACTTCCTGCTACTAAAAATATAATTACCTTTAGGCTCTTGACCCACGGAGATGAGAAAGAAATAGATCAAGAGGTAAAGGGAGTTCAAAAGCTACAAAAGGATTCATTCCCCGAAGCAACCACAAGACTAAAGCATATTATTACTTCAATTAACGGTAATCCAGATAAAAAAAATATAAGGGAATTCGTTGATAAGTATTTTTTAGCTGCAGATGCTAGATCCTTAAGGCAAGAATACAATAGAGTATCTCCCGATTTAGATATGAAATTTACTTATACCGATGAAGACGGAGTGGACAGGGAGGCCGCTCTACCTATTACGATGACCTTTTTTTGGCCTGACTTCGGAGTATAGACTCCTAATTTTCAACCAGATACACGAAATAGTTTTTCACGGAAAAGGAGGATATGATTGGAATACCGTTTATAATATGCCTATTTGGCTCCGTAAGTTTACTTTCGAAAAACTCAAAAAGCATTACGAACCTGAAGACGATGATAAGCTTGAAGAATCTCTCAAGGGGGTCAAAGAACAGCTTATGATCGAACCTCCAGCATACGTTACTAAAGCTGCTGGAAAAAAGCAGTAGAAGCTATTTATAATATATGGCTGACGAAAACCTTTTAGCTGGTGATGAGTTTCTAAAGAGGAGTCTTGAGATTAAGGACTCTATGGCTGAAATTCGTAATTTCACTAGAGAGGTAAATAACGAGATTAGAAACGCTAATGAATCAGCTGTTGATTTCGGAGCAACGTTTAATAGCGTTACCAGAAGTGCAAATAGAGTAGCTGAAGTACAAAGAAAAGCAACCGAAAGCGCTAAAGGAACCGGTGATGCTTTAAAAGAACAAGCAAAGCAGCAAGACAACATAAAGAAGCTCAACGTACAAATTAACGAACTTTATGAGAGATCCAGAAAAGAGGAGGTTGACGGACCTTTAAAAGAGGCTTTAATTGCTCAATCAAGAAACTTAGCCGAAGCTAGAGATAATGCAAAGGTTCTCGCGGATACCTACGGACAGATAGCTCAAGAGGCTTCAAAGCTTGATAAAAGCTCTCAAGCCTTTGATGCTTTGGGTGCAGTTATAGGAGACCTCCCTGGTTTAAAGTTTTTTAAAGGGTCATTCGACGGAGCAGCTACTGCAGCTAGAAAGATAAGATTAGAAGGAGGATCAGGGTTAGATGCATTTACCGGAGGAGTAAAAGCTTTAGGCAAGGGATTAGGCGGCCAGATGATGAGCGTCTTTGGACCTGCAGGTTTAATATTTGGAGCAGTTAAGATAATTAAGTTTTTTGTAGACCTTCTAATCTCAGCTAATAAAAATACAGTCCAGATAGCTAGGGATATGTCGATTACAAGAGAATCGGCAGAAGGTATAAGAAAAAGCTTTATAGATATTTCAGCCAATACCTCTTTACTAGCTGTAAACTCTGAAAAACTTATAATTGCACAAAAGCAATTGGCTGATCTAGCAGGCATTACCAACGTTCAGTCTGCAGAAACTTTGGTTAACCAAGTTAGATTAACCGAAAGACTAGGAGTAGGAGCGGAAGAAGCCGCTAAGTTTAACTTTGCTTTCGAAGCCTTCGGTCTGAATGCTGAAGAAGGTTTAGATAAAGTTATTGCAACAGAAAACTCTTTAAGAGAGGCTACCGGGACCGGAGTTAATCTCGGTCAAGCAATATCTGAAGCAGCTAAGGCCGGGGGTCAGGTCCTGGCTAATGCTAAGGGTAGTATGGCTGCTCTAGCGGGAGCAGTATTAGAGGCTAGAAGATTAGGTTTAAATCTAGAGCAAACAAAAAAGATCTCTAGCTCATTACTTGATTTTGAATCTAGCATTCAAAGTGAATTAGAAGCTGAACTCTTAACTGGTAAGCAGCTAAACCTAGAACTTGCCAGGCAAAAAGCCTTGCAAGGTGATATTGTAGGCGCTTCAAAGGAATTGGTAGAACAAGTAGGAACCTACGAAGATTTTACTAAACTTAACGTACTACAACAGAATTCATTAGCTAAAGCAATAGGATTAACTGCTGATGAGCTTGCTGATTCTCTTCTACTTCAGACTAACCTTAAGAGACAGGGTGAAGAATATTTGAAGGTCTATAGAGAACAAGGTAAGGAAGCAGCACAGCAGTTTGCAGACCAGTACGGATTCTCTCAAATTAACAGAGAGGAATTAGATAAGACAGTAGCTGCGCAACAAGCTTTTGAAGAAGCTCTAGCAAAAGCTAAAGATCAATTTACCGGCCTGGTTTCTTCAGGAGCATTAGAAAGCTTAGTAGACGTAATTACCAGCTTTGTAAGCAATATGAAATCTTACGGATTTGGTAGAGCAGCTTCAGAAGAGTCTTTATCCACCAACTTAACTAAACAAGTTGAAGATCAGAAAAAGGGAGAGGGAGGACTTACACGATCTCAAGCCAATAAATTAGCTAGTGTTGCAGCTGAAAGATATTCATTTTTTGATAGCTACGGAGAGAATCGGAGTGCTGATCTAGCAGAATCTATTGCAGCAGGTAACATAAAAGCTCAGGATATAACTATAAAAGAAGGATCTGAAGGCAAAATAGGAGTTACCAGTAAAGGCGAAGCTTTTGAACTTACTAACGATATGTTAGCAGTTCTAAAAGAGCTTAAAAATTCGATGAATACTAAATCAGATATCTATCTAGATGGTAATAAAGTTGGAAATACACTAGCTCAAAATGCAAGAGGGTTGTAATAACTATTTATAAAGAAAAACTATGACGATATTAGACCTTCTACCCACCTCTGATTTAGGACTTAAAGGTACCAAACCTCCAGTCTATAATGGCAATAGCGTAATTCTACCTAACGTTTTTCAAGCTTCTACTTTAGATTTAGACGGGAAAACACCCAGTAAGTACCTTGACAATCCTCCAGGATAGTAAATGCCCTTAATAGATTTAGTAACCGATCTTAGATCTCTCAGATACGGGAGGGATAGATTTGGAGGAGGTAACAGCGGACAGCCCTATGTTACTACTCCGATACCGGAATACTCTGCCTCTAACTTTCCGTCTTCTCCTGATTTTTTACTAAGAAACGGGTACTTAAATTTACAAAGTACCGAGCAAGATTTAACTAGGATTTCAAAGTTCCTGACCGATCCCAATGGACAGGGTCTTTTCTTTATTACCAAGCAAAACCTCCTTGCTCAACAAAACCCAAAAGGGGTAGGCGGACCCGATAACATTTATCTACCAACCAATACTCTAGCACAGATTGCCGGAGTAAGCATCGGCCTACATACCCCACAACTTGGAGTAGATCCTTTTATAGGCAATAACAGGAAGTATGAGTTCCAGCAACAAACCAATCACAATAGCGCAGATACTAATAGATTAGTTCTCCTGAAGGATCTTAAGCTAGAAAGATCCATAGATAGCTCGAATAATGAACTAAGGACATTTGGTATCTCACAGGATTCCGAACAGGTATTAAACTATATAGGAGGAGCAAATAGTTTTTTAAGTCTTACTCGTACTATTCTTCCTAGAGATACCTCAAGAAGAGGTGATACCTCTGATAAAACTCCAGTACAAGATGCAATAGGACTTTCATATAAGGAACTTGGAGAGGCAGCAGCACTAGGCAAGGACGGTGAAACTTCCTTAATTAACATTACTGATTATAGGAGGAGAATAAATCGGAACAATACTGCTATGCCCTTCTCCGACTATGAGGTATTCAACAGAGAGAGAACATATAACACCGGAAATCCAGGAGCTAGGTATAAAGAATTTACTTCAGGAATAGATCAACTAAACGCAGTACCGATATTTTCATCTTCAGCTGCTCCAGACTTTGCTGCAAGACCGGAATTAAATGATATTATAAAGTTCTACATCTCAGTAGTTAACAACGATAATCCTACTGAAAGTGATTTTATTTTCTTTAGAGCTTTTATTGATAACTTAAATGATAATTTTACTGCAGATTGGAATAGCTATAAATTTGTAGGCCGTGGAGAAGATTTCTATACCTACGGCGGGTTTAATAGATCAATTAGTTTATCTTTCAAAATTGCTTGCCAATCTCAAAAAGAAAAGAAATCAATCTATCAGAAACTAAACTACCTACAGAGTGCAATGGCTCCGGACTACTCATCAGCAGGCATTGCTAGAGGAAATATTATAAAACTGACCGTTGGGGACTATATTACCGATATGTACGGAGTATTAGATAGTCTTACCTTTGAAATACCAATGGATAGTAATTGGGATATTGGAAGAGATGAAAAAGGTGATTTAAACGGACTCCAGCTACCCAACTACATTACAGTTGGAACCTTTAGTTTTAAACCTATACACAATTTCCTACCAAGAAGATCAAGAGAGGGCAACTTTACTGCTACTCCATTCATTTCAGCTGTAGGAACTCAAGCATTTGAAACCTTATGAAAAGGTATCAGACTACTGAAGTTCTTAGGAACTCAACTATTAGACCGGGTCTTAGTTTTCTTAAGACTACCTTCTACCCTTTACTTCAACCTCAAGAAAGAGATTTGTACGTAATTACTACTACCGGAGATAGGTTTGATACTTTAGCCAATCAGTTTTATTCAGACTCTAGTCTTTGGTGGATAATAGCAATTTCCAACGATGATATAGTCAAAGATTCTTTATATCCACCATTAGGAATCCAGCTAAGAATACCTACTGATATTTCTAATATAATTTCCAAATACAATACAATAAATGTTCTTAGGTAATGGGAAGAGTCTTAGGAGAGAATTTTGATAACTACGTCGTATCTCAAATAAACACCAGACAGAGTGCATTAGGAGATACGGCTAAAAGCGTTCAAAATATTTTAGTATTTAACGCAAACAAACCCTGGCTAAGGATGGCTTCAGCAGTGGATATCTCTGAAGAAAAAGCTAAAGAATTAGGAATCAGTACGTTAACTCAATCAGGATTAGCCCGGGAATATATTCTAACAGGAGGAGTAATAAACGACTCAGGTAATCTTAGCTCAGGAATAGTAAGCGATTTCAGTACCGATAAAGCCCAAAGCCTTAGACTGGCTTATGGTAATGCTTTTAATGCTAATTTCGGACTAACCCCACCCCCTGGTCTAAAAAGCATTTCCGTTACTGCGTTAAACGATGGCGCTCTTAAAAAAGCTACAGTCTCACTTACCTGCTTTAGCCCGGATCAGTTTGCCCTAATCGATGCTCTTTACCTAAGAATAGGTATGACTACTTTTATTGAATGGGGGCATTCTACTTACTACAGTAACGAAAGCCTTTACGAGACTAAAAATGAGTTCTCCACCCAAGCTTTAACTGGATTTCTAGAAGGCACTGTAGATCAGTATTCTATACTTAGCCTTATTGAAAAGGATAGAGAAAAAGCATCAGGTAATTACGATGGAATGTTTGGTAAAATTACCAACTACCAGTGGGCTTATAATCAAGGAACCTACGATATTACTATTGATGTATATTCCATGGGAGACGTTATTGAAAGCTTAAAAGTAAACAGCTCTATAAACATTAACTTCCCAGGAGTTGCTAATACCTCCGGAAGTGCTGCTGAACAACCTAGCCTAATAGCTGAGAAAGACGCTAGCAGGTTAAACTCTCATTTATTTTATTGGAAATCTGAGTTAGATAAAAGACCGCTAGTAAGCGCTACTGAGGATTCATCAGGAGGTGAATACGCTTTTATAGATCAGACTGAAGCTAGTAAAAATAGCAAATTAAAGACCGATAGAGAACTAGTTAAAATTCAATTTGTTACTAGAGATGTCGAAAACGCTAGACAGAAAAGCGCAGAGTATTATGTAAAACTGGGTCCGTTACTGAGATTTATTAACAACGAATTGCTACTTTATAACAAAGAAACAACAAAGCCCTTAATAAGCATATTTGACGAAAGAGATTATAATAATAATTTCATGTTTACTCTAAGAGAGCAGTTCTCTTCAGATCCTACTATTTGCATTATACCTTTTTACGATAGACCTAACAACTTCAGCAGGCTAGAAAACGTTACAGGAACTCAGTTCAGAGCTACTGACATAGCCGGTGTATACGCAGCTAGAGTACAGCATGTCCATATTAACCTGAACTTTATAGCTAAGATCTTAAAAGAGAGTGCTGATAAGGACGGTAAAGTTTCACTTTATACCTTTTTAACTAAGATTGTAGCAGGCATAAACAAGAGTCTTGGTAGTATTAACAGTCTTGAAATTAGCTATGATGCTGATGAAAACCTAGCTATTATAGTTGATAAGACTAGAATCCCGGGCTTTAAATCAACTAAAAATACAAGTTTAGCTATATTTGCAATTAACGGGGTAAACACTCAATCGGGGTTTGGTAGCTTTGTAAGAAACCTAAGCCTTCAATCTCAGCTAACCAAAGACCTCAGTACAATGATGGCAGTAAGCGCTCAAGCTGGAGGTAATGTTACTGGAGAGGATGGTACTTTTTTTGCTACTATAAATAAAGGTTTAAAGGATAGAATTATTCCTGAAAAGATTGACGCTACAGATGCATCAGGAAAAGTGAATAGCGAAACCGAACAAACTCCCGAACAAAAGTTTTCCGGATACCAAACCTCGTTAGCAGGTTCAATAAACGCAATCTACAATTTATTAAAAATAAATAAAGGAACAGTTGAAACTCTACAATCAATACAAAAAGATTACCTAAAGTATATAAGAGGAAATACTACTAAAAAAGGAAGTATTGAAGCTCAAGGGTTTATACCGTTAAATATGGGTCTTGAGATACACGGTTTAGGGGGAGTAAAACTTTGGCAACAGTTTAAAATTACTCAAGAAATTCTACCTCCCTACTATACCGGTCAACTTTCCTTTATCGTAAAAGGAATTAACCATAGTATCGATAACGATAAATGGACTACAACCTTAGAAACATTAGCTATAGCCTCTGAAAAGAGCACTTTAACTCCTTCAGAAATACTAAAAGAAAAAGTTAAACCAAAAAAGAGAATAAGGGAAGAAGGAGAAGGAAATCCAGACAGCGTAAGAGGGAATAGTGATCTAAAAACTATTTTTGCAAATGCAGGATTTACTCCTGGTACTGCTGAGTATGAATTAGGAGTTACTATAGGAACTAAAGAAGGATGGAACCCAAAAGCTAACGACGGAGTAGGTTCTAGATCATTTAGAAACAACAACCCAGGTAACGTAGATTTTGATAAGGGGTTAACAACTATCGACCCAGGAGTAAAGCTTGAAAAAAATCCTTACGGAAGTAGTAGGTTTGCTCACTTTACTACCGCCGAGTTAGGAGCTAAGGCATTGGTAGAGAAAAAAATTATAAGATGGGCTGGAGGTTTAATGCCCATTACAGCAGGTAATCAAAGATTAATTACTGAGGCAAAAAAAGGAGATAAATATAAGAAAGGAACTAAACCAACTATTGCTCAATTTTTCTATACCTACGCACCTCCTAATGAAAATAATACCGAAGGATATATTGCATCAGTACTAGCATCGTTACAAGACAAGTTCCCGGATGAAGATATTAAGAGAACTACTATAGTAAGAACTTTACTTTCCTAATGTATATTCCTAAGTCTAAAATTCAGTCAAACCTCTTTACAAACGGAGGTGAGTATTTGCTTAACGGAGTTGACTATACCGGTAGTTACTATCTCCTTTATAATGGAAAGGCATATACAGGAATAGATCAGTACGACGGTACCCCTGAGCTTTTGGTGAAGTATACACCTCAAAACGCTCTCACCGCTAACGATAGAGTTACCGACGGCCTAGTTTTCCCTTTTGAAAGAGCAAACAGTACCGAAGATTACTCCTCCATTACCTCAACTGTAGCTCCTTTAGTTCAAGCTCCTCTTCAGTACTTTTCAAACCCCTCACCTAATGAGATATCAATAGGAGAAATGATAAGGTACTTTCTTAAGAGATTTAACGATCAAAGATTTGTAGAGGTTAACGAAGAAACTTACAATAGCATAAACAACAAGGATAAAAAATATGCATGGGAGTTATGGATACCCTTTGAAGTTCCATGGGTTATAAAAGGTTCAGAAGACGAAGTTAGTAAAAGCAATAAACAGATCGTATATTATACTGAAGAGAGGTATAAGGTACGAGGCTTAGCTAAGTTTCTAAAAAATAATTTTAAATATAAAAGAATTATATAAAGATTTATACTAGATTTAGAGTCTTAAAAAGGTTTTATGTTTTATATCGTTGAAGATGATTCTCAACTGCAGTTACTGCAAAATATACGGGAGAAAAAATGCTATATAGAGCTTATAACTTCCAACCATAATTACCATCCTAAACTTTCCTTTATATCCCTAATCTATATTAGAATTATAGATCAGGATAAGGGCTATATCATACCCATACTTCATGATGAGGGTATGAACGTAGACCTCACTAGAATACAGAGTCTAATAAACTCTATAGATGAGGTTTATGTATTGGATAAGAAAAATTTCCTTTATTTCTTTTCACATAAGAATATAGTTGATATATCTCTTCTATACTCCCTTAACGAGTATGAACAGTTAGAGATGGGCAATACTACAAGGCAGTATAATAGTATGTACCATAAGCATCCTACAAAGCCTGATATAAACTGTATTATACCTATTTCAATTCATTACCAAAATTGTGAACAGAACTTCGATGTAGTAGCGAGAGTATTTAAGAGATATAAGAGCTTTTTAGAAGATCCAAGCTGGTCGTTTTACAACAACCTATATGTAGGAGTATTCTATCTTATGGAAAGCTTTGGGATAAGATACCAATACGGTAATTTTGAAGAGATCTATAAACCTAACTTCCTGGCTTATAATACCTATAAAGACCAGATGTTTACCTGCTATAATTTAAATAACGTTACCTCCCGACCTTCAAATGCTTTTAACTCTATAAACTTTGCTGCTATTCCTCATAAGGAAAACTACAGGAGAGCTTTTATAGCTAGAAATGATTATTTAATCGAGTTTGACTTTGACGGCTACCATATACGCCTTATAGCTGATACCGTTGGATACGAATTTACTTCTGAAAGCATTCATAAACAGCTTGGGCGTTTATACTTTGAAAAAGAAGAACTTACCGATGAAGAATACAGAGAAAGCAAGAACACTACTTTCCAGATTCTATATGGAGGAATACCCAGTAAATGGAGGTATATAGAGTTCTTTGACTTAGTGCATCATTATATACAAAAGACCTGGAATGAGTTTACTGAAAAAGGTGAAATAAGATGCCCCATATCCAATAGAAGATACACTAAAGAGGTAGGTGAAATGAATTCACAAAAACTCTTCAATTATATCATACAAAATTTGGAGACCTCCCGAAATGTTGTTATATTAAAAAAGGTACTAGGATTTTTACGAGATAAGAAAACTAAAGCAGTTCTCTATACCTACGACGCTATACTGTTCGATTACAGTAAAGAAGACGGGAGAGAGATTCTAATTGAGTTAAAAAACTTATTAAGTGAAGAGAATAAGTACCCTGTGAAAATGAAGTACGGTAAAGATTACCTTTTAACTAACTGAATACTATTTATAAAGTGGATTTACTATTACTCGAAGACGTGGCCAATAAGCTGTTCTGTACATTTGCTCAAGAAGATGAGCTAGATAATATTGTTAGTGAGATAAACAGGAGATACACCATTCAGTTTGGTAAGATCTTTATTTTATATTCTAAAAGCAATCATGAATATATTTGCACCTATAATGTTGATATGGTCAATGTTTCGAACTTTATAGAGAATACCATACTAGTACATAGAAAGAAAGAGACAAATACTCTCTATACTATAAACGCACTTAACACCCTCATCAAGCAACTTAACGAAGGAGTACTAGATACTACATTCAAGGTAGATTGGGAAGAATATAAAAACTGCATTTTACTTACTAAAGGCGATGAGCTTAAGAGAGTGAATACAAAGCTTCATAAAATTATTGAGGTTTAGTTGGATCCAAAGGATTCCTTTCTTATATTCTTTTAAATCTTAAAATTCGTTATGGATATAAATGCTATCAAATCAAAGCTCGCTGCTATGGACAACCAAAGCAGTAAGCGTGAGAAGATCGATTACGAGAAAATATTCTGGAAGCCCGCCAATGGCAGTCACCAGATTCGTATCGTCCCTTCTAAATTCAACAGAGCAATGCCCTTTAAGGAACTTCTTTTCCATTATGGAATCGGGAAGTACCCTATGATTGCTCTATCTAACTTTGGTGAACAAGACCCTATCGTCGAGTTCGTCAATGAACTTAAAAAAAGCTCGGATAAAGACAGTTGGTCGTTAGCCGGTAAGCTTTCTCCAAAGATGAGAGTATTTGCACCTGTTGTAGTGAGAGGTGAAGAGGACAAAGGAGTTCGCTTGTGGGGTTTCGGTAAGGAAGTCTACAAAACTCTTTTGCAACTT